CTCCAGCCATGTGTAGAACCTGTGTATTAGCACCATTACCACTTACAACACCTATAACACCTGCAACATTTACAGCAGCACCATTAAGAGTTCCATATAGTTGTACTTCACCAACTAGGGCATATATATTTCCAGCTGTTACTGTAAAGGTTGGAGATACAGCTAGAACATTCGAACTGGCTGAGACACCAGATGGTGCTCCTGAACCTCCAGTCGGCTCATATGTCCATGAAGCTTGTTCACCTACTTGTGAACCACTAATATTAACAAGATCACCCTTAGTCTCTATACTACCTATTTCAGCAGTAGTGTCATGATTATGAATCTTTAATACAGTATAGTCTCTTTCATAAAGATTGTGATATATCTGACCACTCAGTCTAAAACCAGTAAAGTATCTTAGACACCACTTGAGTCCATCAGAGTAGAATAGTTGTCCCTGACCAGTACCATTTAATACTATATCACCCTCCCATCCCTCACTCTCATCATTGTTTTGGATGGTGATAGTATTATCCGCACTCGCATACTTTGCAAAGATAGAATAAAACTTACCCTTAGCCTTAGACACATTAGGTAAGGTTAAGACCAAAGATGCAGTAGTAGCATCTGGCCTCATGATGTAGTCTGTAACTACCATTGCGTATGCTTCGTCAGGATCGTGAAAGTGATCTACCACTTGCGGTCCTTCATTAATTCCTCGTTCTAACGTCATTAGTTAATCCTCCTAGAATAATACTAGTTTTTCCATATCTTCAAGTTCCTTTAGAAATGGATCAGTATTTGGTTTAGATTTTGGTTTAGGTCCTCCTTTAACACCATGTAGTGGAGGAGGGTCATTTTCGTCTTTTGGTTTAACTGCTTCCTTACGTAATTCAAGTACTTCCCTTACCTTAGGTCCAACTTCAGCAATGATTTCTTCGATAGTCTTTCCAGGATTAGCTGATTGAAGGTTTTCGTAAACTAATCCAACAGCTTTTTTGTAAGGGACTAAGTCTGCATTGTCTTTGTAGAATTGATCACTTACGGATTTCAACTTAGTCGAAATACTCATGCTGTTTTTAACTATCCCTGGAACAGACATGATAACACCTTCAGTTTTCTCCGCCACTTCAGCTTTAGCTTTAGCAAAGGCTTTTTGGTATAAGGCATTTAGTACCTTATTTAATCCTTCAGGACTGCTAGTTATAGTTTCAAAGTTATCTTCAGTTACGAAGATTTCATCTGGATCAGGAGTAGAAGCTGGAGTTACTACTGGAACAGGTTCAGGAATTGGTGCTGGAGTAGGTTTAGGTTCAACTGTAATTTCTCTCTCAGCTAACTTAGCCCTAAGTTTTTCTATTAGTTCATCTTTCTTCTGTTCAGGTGTTAGCGATTCAGGTGCAGGAGTAGGCTCAGGAGAAGGCTCTGGTTCTGGTTCTGGCTCTAATACAACTGGTGTCGGTTCTGGTTCAGGAGTTGGTTCCGGCACTGGTTCTGGCTCAGGTTTATTCAACTCCTTCTCAATCATCTGTTCCATCGGCCCAGTGAATTCCATTACTTTATTCATTGCATCTATTTCTTCCACTACTTCATTTCCCATCTTGTAACCTCCCATAGTTAGTTAAATTATTTAATCATCTTATCTGACACTTGTAGTTCTAAACAATTCCTTCCAATAACCGTACACAAGTGCTCCATCCCCACCTATGTTTACGATAGCTAAAACATCATCTATCTCGGGTTCATAGTCACTTAATGCTGGTAAGTGGTTTAGGTAGAATTGTCCAGTTAGTTTAGGCCCATCTGTAAGTTTCACATTAGCATCTCCGAATACAAAGATCTTTATCATACCTTCGGAACCACCTAAAATTGTAGCCAAAGTTGCAGCTCCAGCACCTGTGCAGTTGATAAGTTCAAGACCATAGGAACCTAGTTCACTTCCAACTGTTAGAGAAGTAGCACCAGCAGTGACTTCAAGTTCAGTTGTTCCTACATTACCTGAGCCAGATACTGCATTTATAGCAACTCGGTTTGCTCTTATAATTGCACCTAGGCCACTAACAAGACTTCCTTCATTCGGCTGACTCGTGTCTAGCGTCATTTTCTTTATCCTCCAATACAGTTAGAAAGTTTTCTAAAATCATCTTAACAAAGTAAATAGCCTTTCTCCCACCTTCGACTTCACCTAATCTTAACAATACATTTGCAGAAGTATAGTTTTTATCCATTGCCTCATATACAATAGTAGCATTTGCTCTTTTAATATTATCCATCCATGTATCTAATTCTCTAAGTATATCTCCCCATAGAAGGGATTCCTTAAATTCTTCTATTTGTACCTTAGTTGCATTTACAACTATTTCTCCAGTATCTTCCATATTATATCCCTCCCATAGGAACTATATTACCTTTTTCTGCTTCTCTAAGAACTTGCTCATCAGGTTGAGTGACTACATTTGTTTGATTAACAACTCGTTTAAAGTCTTCTACGTTCTTAGCACCTGTTTCCTTAGCTATGTACATGAAGATCCTAACCATGTCAAACTGTTGCATTAGTTCTGGAGAAGCACTTATTATCTGAAATAACTGAATCCATGAATCAGAGAAGTTACCTCCAGGTATAGAACCATCCCTTACGATTAGGTCATAGTTGACTAATAAATCCTTAGGTTCTATTCTAACATTTGTTTTAGTTCTTCCATAAATAGCTTTTAGTTGATCTTCGTATTTACCTATTATTTTTGCATAAGTTGGTTGACTTAGATACTGCTGATTATGGACTGCGAACATAGATCCTATATCCTGCATGAACTGCATACTTATTATCATAGCCATATGTTGTAGACGTGAGATAGCTGATCCACGTGTCCCTTGGAATTCCTTTCCAGTTAATCTCTCAGGACCACCTTGTCTCTGCACACCTGACATAGATTGATCAGCTCCAGATATCCTATCCATCCATCCAGTCATGTAAGATGCATCTGCCATGTTACCTCGAGTCACATCATTTACCATTAGTTGCTGTACTACCTTATCAACTCCATGTCCCCAGGCAGGACGGCGAAGACGGATTAGTTTACCTGGTTTAGGATCTTCCATGTCTTTGATGTTTACTAGATAAGGATCAACTACAAACATATCATTTAAGGCTTTTCGAATATTAGCTACGTGTGTGTTGAACTCGAAGTCAAGTGTGTTTTGTAAACCTAGGAGCACTTCAAGCTTACCAATTGGAGTAGCTGAGTATCCATCGTATTCGGAGCTACATACAGCTATAGGATATAATCCATGATAGTGATCAGCCTTATGACAAGATATTATTACATCATCTGCGGCCAGTTTAAAGAACCACTTCTCAGGGTATTCTTTAGTACTAAGTTCCCATTCCTTTGGGATAAGATTGATATACATACTTATTGTATCTACTGGTTTAGTGGAGTTTGTAAGTCCTTGATGCGCATAAGAAGGACCACCGAACTTAGTCTCACGTTGACTGTTATCAAGGTTAAGTGAAGACCTTCCATCTTTTTTAGCATCTAAATACTTTACATTAAATAAGTTAGACTCATGACCTTCTTCAGATAGTAAGTTTATATAACTAGTTCGGTCAATCCAACCTACGAATTCACCGTCTTGTATTTTATCACTTGATACTGAAGTATCAGGAAGCCATAGTCGTGGATCTATATTGCTTAAAGAGTTACCTTCATATACTAATCCGTCTATGTAATTAGTAAATTCCTCACTTGATTCACCTAGTTCGCTGATAGTAGTTGCAGAAGACTTAACAGGGATCTTCCCATATCGTCTTATCCATCCAGGTAGTCCAATACCTACTCCATAACCTAAATTGTCACGTAAGCAAGTATGAATTGCTAAAGGAACCTTTGACTTAATACACTGAATTCTGACTAGAAGTTCCATTAGCATAGAACCTATCGTATCATCGTCTTCGACTCCTTCATATTGAAACATAGGGTCTTGAAAGAACGCCATTGAGAGGTAGGTTAGTAATGACTCCATATTAGAGTAAGAATAAGGAAAGATAATAGATACTGGCTTTCTAGGATCTTTATCCTTTAACGCTTTCTCTGCATCATCTAGTGGTATGTAAGTAGTTAGAACTCTATCTATTTCATCCCATGAGGGGAATCTCTTACTTATCTCCATCCTAGATTCCCTAGCTCTTTGCCAGACCTTGTTTCGTATCTTCTCATGAAATTCAGATTTAGGATCAAGGTCTAGTCCATTTGGATAAGTATAGCCATGCTGGATTCGATCGTAAGTAGCTGTTCTAACTTCTTTTGAATCACCTTGTACTGTGTAAGTCATTATGTGCCTCTGGTTAGTTAATTAATTTTCCTAAGCCTTTGTCCATCAAGGGCCTCGAACCGATCGTTATCTAATGATATCTTTACCATGTCTTGCAATTCTAGGTGCCAGTTAATCGGAGCATCTACCGTTACGTTATCCCATATTATTGTTTCATAGCCTGCTTTTGAGAATGTGAACTTGTGAGGACTAAAAGTCGCTAGAGTTTCACTTGTTCCTGTCCATGTCTTGTACGTAATGGTCTGTTCTGAAATATCTCCATTTGCATCAGTTACAATAGTTCCTGCTGCCCAAACTGGATCGCCATTCGTATCTTCACAATCTACCGTTACACCTGCAAGGTTCGCTCCGGTTTTGTCGGCTGTGTGGATGTTGCAAGTATATTGTTCTCTAACTACTCCATCCGCATGAATATTTGTTATTTTTGCGGCAGTTAAAGTCGGTCCTTTCCAGTCTACTAACGATAATGTATTTGCGCCCCAAGTAAACGCCCTGTATACGGCATTTGTCACATTTGCATTTGTAACGGTAAGGTCAAAGCCGCTAGGAAGTTCTACCCCAATGCCAGTATTGTTCACTCTTAAATCGTTTATTGTTAGATTTATCGTTTTTACCTGGAAACCATAGCATCG